TGACACGTGTCCCAGTGGGTCGGAAACAATCCTCGAAGGGTTTTCCACTTGCATTGGTGTTCGCACCTCCCGTACCACCGATTCTCATTATGGAATAATTAGATTGATTTCTTTAGGTTCGAGTACCTCACTTAGGTGCCAATTCCATAAATAATAGTATACAAAACCATTTCCTTTGATGAATTTATACTTTTCAAGAGTTTCTGTACACACACCCACCTCAGCACTGTTAAATACATGATACCCGAGATTCTTTGCTATGAGAAAAGCGTCGTTGAATACATCACCCACTATGAAAAATCTATATACTTGATTTATAGTTCCCGAGCCGTCTCGACGTTCATACGGAATATCGTAGAATGAAATGAAATCGTCCGTTGTGTCGCTCACGTATGAGTGAATAGGTAGAACGACTCGTTTCACATAGTCTTCTGTGATGACAGGAGCTATCTTAGATTCTTTTACGTGTTCTTTGAGTATCGAAGTTACTTTTGGTACATCTTCTATGTTCATCTTTCTCCATACATGTTTACATGGACCTCGAATTTCGTAAAACTTTTCACGGAGTCGATTTGTTTGGTGGAATCCAGTCTTTACGAGATGTTTCACATCTAAGAACCTATGCCAATAACATGATTTAGTGATGGGTGTAGGAATCTTTGTCACGGCTGTATAAATAGCCTGCCAAATACCTCTCTTATTCGCTCGACGCTTAATTTCGGTTATGAGAAGTGGTGCGAGTCTTGATGAGCGATACGACGGGTGTACACATAGGTAATCAATTTGGGTCATTTTATGTTCCTCACCTTCTACATTCACATCCAAAGGTGTACTGGCTATGTACCCCACCAACTCTTTTGTGTCGATATTTCGAATACAAATACTATCGTCTATAGACCATTTAAGACCTTCAACTGTGTATGCCAATTTAAACTGTCCGTGTACGACGTAGTATTCTCTCAAAAAATCACAAGCTTCTTTCATACTACACGAAGACCATACAAGTCCTTCTGGAAGTTTTGTTGTTTTTTTTGTGACATCACGAGACTCGTCTATTTCACCGGGTTCTGTACCTTCGCGGGGTACGGGTTGTTTATCCCAGTATTCATGCATTTTATAGATAGTGGCTTAAAGTTTTAAGCCTATGTATAAATATAATGTCTCTTGAACAAGATTATACCACTGTACCTGGTCAAATCTACGCGTGTCTCTCTATTGTGGGTCCAGATGCACCCCAAAAGAATGATAAATTTGGTATCAAGATTCGTGGTGCTTTTGCCAATCGTGACGAGGCTGCTAATCACGCCAAGCGTCTCCAAAAGGAGGATCCCACGTTTGACATCTACGTCGTAGATATGTATAAGTGGCTTCTTATTCCCCCCGATTCTGCAAAGATTGAGGATGTTCATTATACGAACGAGAAGCTAGAGGAAATCATGTCTGGATACAAGGAGAACCAGGCTCAGGCTGCTCGTATGTTCCAGGAACGTAAGCAGGGTATGATGGATACAAAGACTGGATATACACCTGGTGATGAGAACTCGAAGTTTTACACCAAGCCTGACGAGGCGCCAATTTCTCACCCTGCTGAGGTTCTTGAGCGACTTAAGAAGGAGAAGCCCGGTACTTCTATGGAGGAGCTGGTTAAGGAGGCTGACGAAATTGTCAATGAAGAGATGAAGGAGCGACAGAGGAAGCGCGAGGAGGACGCCAAGTCGACTGAGGCGAAAGTAGAGGATACGAAGGAAGACGGTGAGCCAGAGGTTTCATCCGCGTAAATAATATTCATATACAATAAACAAAATGATTAGGATTATCATCACGATACTCCTAGTCGGAGCTTTCTTTATTTTGTTTTTTAAACCAAAATACGATTTAAAAAACAAAACAGTTTCTGAACCATCTACTACGAAAGGGTTCGTCGAAGATACATACAGGGGTCCGATTACGGATAGGTTTATACCCCCCAAATATGGTGATATTGGAACATTTGTTGCTTACTCTGGTGTTCCAGAGGAACACTGGTTAAATGGATTTCCACAGGATTCAACAACACCTGAAAGTTATGAAGATTCTGATACTAAACTGTCGAGACGTATACGTGACTTAAGTGTATCGTAAGATAACGGGTTGCATAGTCTTACCCATGAAAAATCCTAAAAGAAAAACAGCAAACGCGATTATCCACGTAGATTTATCAATGTTCGTGAATATATCGATTTTTGCATTTTGCTGAGGTGGAGGTGGATAGTTCATTTCACTCGGATGGAAATAATACGGCTGGTCTTCAACTATCTCCTGCTTTTCTTGTTCAATTTCTTGATTTAAGGGGTCTATAGTGGGGTTGTACTCAATAGGATTACCAATATCAGTTTCCATTTCTAATATAGAATTTGTTTTTTTTAAGCTGATTCTTCCTCACTCTCACTCTCATCATCTACCACGAAATCCTTGAGATTACCATTTTCATCAGCGTCTTCATCATAACCATCATCACTACCTTCTTCTGAATTATATTCATCTTCAGTATCAATTACTGAATCATCTTCAAAATCTTCATGATCATCTGTAGCATAATCGTCATCTAGGACAGTTTCTACTGGTATATAAAGAACGGGCTTCTTTATAACCCTACCAAAGCGAGAACGAGTCATTTATACTTTAAGCACTGTTCTGTTTAAGTATCTTTAGGGTGAAGTTTACCGGTTATTTTAGGGAGTAAGATGTGAGTTCTTCCATTATTTTTCTTACATATTGGACATTTTTGTTTTATTTTGTTTTTAGTGATGATGTACGACATAGTTTTATTCTCGTGTACACCGGAAATAGTTTCACAATAATTAGAGGTGGTTAACACTAGAAAATTATTTTTATTTCGAGTTACATTAACTACACGTGTATCATCACTACATTTCATATTCTTATTAATGAAGTTTTCAAGATCTGGTTTTACGTCCATCTGTTTAATCACTGGCTTTTCTATATTTTTTTTGATTTCGGGACACTTTGATAGTGTTTCTTTTTTGGGGTACAGTTTATTAATAATGTCATTTGTTAATTTATGTCTTCTACCACAAAAGTGTTCACAAAAACCGTCGCGTCTTCCCCTGATTGTTTCATGCCGGCTGAAACATTTTTGGAGAATAAACTGCCCACTTATGATGAACCACACATGATTCGATCCATGATTTCTTTTTACGTTTTCACAATATCTAGAATTTGTCGCTGCGAAATATGTTTCTTTGTTTTTGAATAGTTTAGTGATGTATGCACTTCCCTGACCCTCCATATTTTTTCGAATAAATGTTTCTATATTATTTTTCAATTCTTCATCATAGATTTCATTATTCATCTGATCATCCGAAAAAGAATCTTCCTTGACTCGTATAGACACTGAAGGTGATTCAACTGAAACTGTGTTAGGTGCGTCAGTTCTAACAGCTGACATTTTAAGAATTTCAACTGACGGTTCTTGACTTATTCTCACAAGAGAAGCTACGTAGCCAACCCTATAAATAAAAACTGGGAGATAAGCCAACTGATCAACCCTACCATGTTCACAATCCTTACACCCCCGACCCCCACACGCTTCATGTTTTGCTCGTTTGTATGACCACGGCATCCTAAACCCACTTCCTTTAGTCTTCCTACGCGTGTCACCATATACCGATGAATCGATAATTTCATTCCAATCCATATCACCTTTAAATTTAGAAAGAGACACTAGAATATGTTCACGAAGTGCTACAGCTGAACTCTGATCAACCACAAAATTAGGCCAATTGAGATGTACACCTGTTTTCATTAGTTCTCCAGACACCTTTGGTGGCGATACGGAAACGAGACATTCCTTACCACCATGAAATTTAACAGTTTCACAAATATTTTTAGAGATGTCGTGTATATCGTCAATACCTAGGGGATCGACATCTTTATAGTCGATATCAACGAAAAAGTTATAGGTCTCACTCTTTTGCTCGACGACGTAAATCCTCTCACCAGATTTTACAGACTCTATATACTTATCGTAAAATTCATTCAATCTATCAAATGGCACTGAGAGTTTACCCCCGTCCATGAGCACATGTGATAGATTGGTAGCATTATTGAATTTTTGGGAAGTGTACCAATTCTTAAACATACCTTATTATTGTTCTTCATCTCTAAACCACTTCATACATGATACGTCCTGATACTCCTTTGTTTTAGAAAGTTCCTTCTTAAAGGTTAACAATTCATATACTGTTTTTTCTTCATTTTGTTTGAGCCATTCCTGAATTTCCTCTTCACACATACCTCTGTTCTTCTCTAACAGTTCACTTATCTGTCTTAAAATAAAAGCCTTGGACTTCATTATTTAATAGAGAAGGTTTTTCTGTTATGAGAACTTATGCACGCATAAAATTTAGGATTTTTTATCACATTATCTATGATGAGTTTCCAACGTTTACGTGAGTTGAATTCTTCGAGTGTATCATAACTCATGTAATCGTTTTCGTCGTGTGTTTTGCGTATGGGTTGATTGTTCATCTTTTTAATTTGTGTCTTGTGTTTTTCTTCATAGAATCTTCGTAGTTGGGTTTGTTGTTCTGATCGGTTATAGTTAACGAAAAATATGTATACATTATATTCCAGGTCTACCGTTGGACTTTCTTTGTGTATAAATTTAAATTCAGTGTATTCACCATTCTTGAGGGAGACAACTCCACGTGTTTCTTCTTCCAATTCTCGTAGTGCACATCGTAAAGGATTGAATATTTCTCTTCGTCTACACCCCCCTGTGACAAAAATCCAATCCTTGAAGCGCCAATCTCTCACTGTGAGAAACCGAGGTTTCCCGTCGATAAAGCTAACCGGTATTGCAATCGCCTTGTACTTCTTCATTGCGCATTCGCAAGTTATAATAAGGCGATATGTTTATTCGTCCTCCTTTACATCACTTTTCTTGGGTTCCTCTTCTGTCTCAGGAACAGAGGGTTCCTCGGGAGGCGCGCTGAGGTGCCTGACGACCTGGGCTGAAAAATTCTTAAATCCATCAATATCCTTTTTAGTCTTGTTTAACTCTTTAAAGAGGAAAACGAGTGCTACGGCGCATACGATGGTGGCGACAATCAAAAGAGTGTCTTTCGTAACGGGAATCATTTATAAATAAAAATAACATCTTCTTTTTAAGTATTCTACATCACGACACCCATTTTGGTTTTACCGGGTGTGGGACACTCGTATGGTGTCTGAGCGAATTGGACGGCTTCGTAATGCGCATTTTCACATGTCTTCTGTGTGGTTGGCGTTGTGGGCTGACCGACAAAGGTTTCAAGTGTCCTGGATTTAGGATCGTACGTCAATACAAAAACGATGGAGAGAAGAAAAACAATTTTCCAAAGCATCTTTTACTAATTAGTTAGAATATAATAGACCACCCATGCCATTCTCAATGCGGAGAACATTGTAATTCATGGCATAAATATCCTTATTTACCGACCGAGTATCGTTAATGATACGGGCCGAATCGAGGCGAGAAAAGTTGAGGGTACCGGTGGGCTGCAGCTTACCAGTCTCGAGGCAGAAAGGGTACGTGAAGAGCTTGGTGGCGGGAGTAGAGTTACCATGGGAGGTGTGGTAATAGAGAGGAACCGAACTGTAGTTAGGGTTGGCGAATTTGAAGTCGGAAACATCAGTACCGTTAATTTGGAGCTTGAGCTTATTGTCATCATTGAGGATCTCGAGAGCAGAGCCATCCGCTGAAGCAAGGTACTTGACTGGGTGGTTGAAGTTCAGCTCCTGCATCTTGGAACCGGAAGATACCGCCTTCTGGACCTGGGTGATGAGCATGTTAAGAGGTTCAGCGGCGAACATTTCGCGCTCCTGGGTATCGAGGTAGGCGTAGTTCGCGTAGACATCCCATTTAGAAGCAGCGGCCGCGGCACCCCAAGTGATGCGAAGCTCCACATCATGATATTGGAGGGCAATGAGAGGAAGGGCGGTCTGCCAGTTCTCACAGAAAGCAAACCTGAGAGGGTAGAAGCGCTCGTTGGTGGAGCCACCATAGAGATCACCGGCAACCGACTTGGAAGAGGAGGTTGCGGAGAGGGTGGGTGCGATGAGGGTAGAGTAGGTAGAATCCTGTTCATCAATAACCT